TGCTCTTCCAAGTCTTCCCATTCTAGTTTGCGAACTTGGAGTTTTCTGATATAACAATTCAAAAGCTTTTTCAGTTGCTTTGTTTAATAATTTGTTGTCTATTCTAGCAAAGTCACCGTCACCTACAATTTGCAACAAGTCCCTGCCAGTTTTACCATTAATTTCGCTACCCTTTACAAGACGATTTAACTCACCTGTAAAAATAGCTTTTTTGAAGTAATTATCTGAGAATCTGTTAGCAAAGTTAAGAGCACCACCAATGCCCTGAAGTACATTTCCTATAGCACCTTTGTGAGCAACATCTGCTGAATCGATAAAAGTACCAAACAATCGTTGCGCACTTGCTGGATTACCTGCCGCATACATGTTAGCAACTACATCAGCCACAACCCTGTTTTCTTTTGTAGGTAATATAGGATTCATAAACTTTAAGATGCTTAATGAATCAGATCTAAATTCATCTGCTTGATACACTTTTTTTCCAGCAAAAAAGTTAACTATGTTTCTGATTGCATTTTCAAATAAAGTTTCTGGTGCATCTATTATAATTCTTGCCGCACCACCAGCAAAGTTACGAACGGTAGTTTGCGGTTGTGACGTTAAGATTGCACGGCGCATCCGCTCAAAGCCTGAAACAGCACCCCCAGTTTCTTTGGCTAGGGCACTCATAATTTCTGGGATATCAGCGATGAAACCTACTTGCTCATCCGTCAACGCAATGCCTTGTCCAGTTTTAGTGTCAGACAGTTTTTGCACGTCTTCTACTAATCCACGAAGCATTGCTTTCTTTATTTGACCTGCCATCTGTAATGAACGTGCGGCATCAGAAATGTCAGCAGTAAAGATAAGACCTATCTGTTCTTTAGTAAGATTGTACTTGTCACCAATTTGATCTATTTCTTTAGTTGATAATTGTTTATCTCTTATTCTATTAGCTACAATTTCAGTAACACGAGCATTTTCATCTTGAGCTAATATCTTTTTACCTGTGGGGCCAAGCAAATCAATTGCGGCGGCAGTAATAGCTTTTTTAGTTTCTAGGTCAAATGAAACCATAAGCATTTCATTTTCACTAAGTTTCTCTTTTTTCGCGCCCCGGCCCCCTTCGACAACTTTAGGGTCAAGCGGTCTTAGTTTAGTTTGTAAAACTTTTTCTACGTCTTTATTTTTATTGATTACTTTATCTGCTGTTTTTGCCGCAAGTTTTTTGTTTTCGGCGGTCGCTTGCTTAGCTAATGTTTCAAGCTCACCTGCTTTAGCTACCTGTCTCTTCTTTATAAATCCTGTAAGGCCACCGCCTACTGTGCCAAAAGCACCCTGTAACAATGTGTTTGTAGCAATTGCAACATCATTTTCTTCTTCTTGTGCGCCAACTTCAACACGCCCCTTTTGTCTGGATTTCTCTTGAATATAACCAGCAGTGCCTTCTACAGTGCCTCCAGCAATTGCACCTGATGCTATAGGGGACTTTGCCGTTGCCTTACCAACATTGTATAGCAATCCTCTTATACCCGTTCTGGCGGCTTGCTGTGCGCCAAGAGAAGCAACTTTACCTGCACCTGCGGTAATAAACCCAAGCCATGTGGAAGGAGAAGAAAGAACGGAGAACCCATAATCTTTAGCTAGCTCAGAGATGTCGTCATTAGCGTTACTTTCTAGCGCATCATAAGTCTGAAACAATCTAGCCATTCTATTTTTCATTTCAGGTTCAGCACGTTGAGCAAACATTAAATCACGGACAGGAGTAACATCGTTGGTGCTGTGCCAGCGCATATGACTCAAGTAGTTTTCAAATACTTCTTCTGGCTCAGTATAAAAGCTACCAGTTCTCTGAAGTAAGAACTCAGATGCATCATTTAAAAATTGATCATCTTGAATAAGGTCTTCTTTTTTAATTTCGTTAATTTGCTCTGCCATTCATAATCTCAATTAATCAAATGGGTTGAAAGATAATATAGCCTTGCGTCGATTTTCATATGTTTTATCTACAAGAGGCATTGCCGATTTAAATGTTTCTTCAGTAATGTTTTCTTGAAGCGTCCCGTCATCATTTAAATACTGTCCATACGTATCGTCCCAAGCCTCCCTGAAATCTCGTTCTCTTTGTTTATTGTTATTTTGAAATTCCGGTTTTGGTATAGCACCTTTCAATAACTTAATAGCTTCTTTAGTATCTCCGCCATCTGTTGTTTCAGGATTTTCTGTTTGCTTCGTTGACTCAGTTACAGTGCCAAATCCTTTAATAATTTCTTTATCTTCAGTGGTCATTGTTTTTAGCAACTTAATTATTCTTTCTCTGGGTGGGCCATCTGGAATAGTTTTTAATATTTCCCTTGCTGTTTTTCCTTGCGAAATGCTTTGCAAAATACTTGCTACTTGAGCATCGTCAAATCCTATATCTTCGTCTTTTAATTCTTTAGTGACTCCGGCAATCTTGCTACCACTAAATTTATCGATGTAAGCAGACAAGCTAGTGTTAAATTGGTCTAATCCCGTTTTACCTCCTGCATCTGAATCATCTTCTGCATCTCCTGCTACAGAAGAAGTTAATGCGGCATCTGCGTCACGAAGTATTTCTGCATCAGTTTTTCCACCTTCCGTTAACACACGCTTATTGGCACCGCGAAGCTCAGTGTACTTGTCACGAAGAGAGTTAAACTCTCTTTGAGCCTTTGCTACTAACTCACTTTCTTTTTGTTTGTCTTGTAGAGTAGTTGTAAAATTCCCGGCAGTATCAACAACCAAATTGCCATAACGCGCCTTTATGAGGTTCTTAATTCTTTTATCTAATTGCGCACTAGTAAACATAGCTTCTTCAGGTACAGTAGGAACACCACTAGATAAGAATGTATCAACACCTTCAAGTGGTGCTACGCTATCGTAGTCAGGAACATTAGAAAATTCTTTGCCCAATCCTTTAATTTCTTCACGAATACCTTTGTTATAGTCAACTCCGAATAGTGACTGAGGAATATTGCGCATTTCAGTTTGCTCAGGAAGTTTGTCAAGCATGCTTTCTACTACATCCGATAAATCCAGTTTTCTTTGATCATCAGATACAAGTTTTTCATCAAACTTATCGTGCACATACTCTCTAAATTCGGCACCCGTTTTATCATTCGCAAGTAGTTCTGCTCCAAACTTGCTGTTTTTAAGTGCGGATATTTCTTGATCTACAATTTTATAAAAGTTTTTGCCCATAGTGTCTAAGCCAGCGGCAATCTGTTCGCTAGTTAACCCCGCTGATTTTAATGTAGAATTTGTTCTATCGATTTCTTTTTTAGTTAATCTATTTTTTTCTCTTAATTCCGTTATTTGTTCTGCGCGATCTTTGTGTATAGTGCGAAGAATCTCAGATGATGTTTTACGTATTTCATTTTCACGATCTGCAATTGTACCCAGCGCGGTATCTATTGCTACTTCCCAGTTTATGTTTCCAAACATTATCTTCTACTCATCAATCCCATGGGGTTAATATTTTCATCTTCTTCCTCTTGTGTAGAAACTTCTTTTTCTTCCACATCAGGAATTATAGGTACTTCAGTCTGCTCTAAATCATCTGTATCTGTGCTTAATGAATCACGAATTTCACGAAGCGCAACATCAGATATTTCTGATTGTTTTTCATTTCCTATTTTATAAGAAACGCCTTCTTGCTCTAACATAGCCTTCATTGTTTCTATAATTATAGGCGAAGCTAATGTGCCTAAGTCTATGGAGTGCACACCTTCCATTGTAGATATAGAAACTAAAGCATCAGCTATTAAAGATAAAGGATAAACATCAACTTGTTCCTTTAATCCTTCTATAAACTGAGGGTCCATCATCAAGGTAATATAGTGCATAGCTACTTCATCTATTGTGCTATAGCGATATGCCCTGCGCCACGGCCTTGACTTAGGTTCTGCTGTTAACGAACTACCGGGTATTGCTTGCTCAAGCCGTGCTTCTGCTTCAAGTTTAGCCATTGATAATACCTTTTACTAAATCTACGTAATAATCTACTGTTTCTAGTTGTTTATACTTTTTGTCAGATGAGATCATATTTTGCATAGCTTTCTTGCGAGAAAATAATCCATTATTTTTAGCTGTTTCGTCATCGGCACTAGGATTGTTTTGAGCATTAGCAAAATCCATAGCCTTTTTATATGACCCAAAATTTTCGTAAGCTCGTAGAGCTAAATTATTTGTTGCATTCATATTAATTATGTTCCTAATTTTATAACGTCATTCTGTGCTAAATACCCAGAAACCACAGTTCCAAGAAACTTACCTAACCCAGAGGATTTTGTAGCATCTGCTTGTGCTTGTGCGATAGATAGGCTGGTATCTGATGAAATTTTCTGAACCGCTAATCTATTTGCACGATCTAAATCATTATCAGCCGCAGTCCAAGCATACTCCATTTGATCTTCAAACAGTTGCCACAGATTTGAATACGCCTGCTCACTAATGTCTAACACAGCTTGTGCGTTGTTTTTGTTAGCCTCATTAATCGCTACAGTGTTAGCGGTAGCAATTTCCCTACGCCATTGTGCGTTTGACTGTGCTATTACTAATCCATTCTTTGCATTAAATTGCTCACGTTGATTTTGTATTTCTGTATTAAAACTGCTAATAGCACTTTCTTGTTCTATGTTAAATTGAGCCATTGCATTAGATTGAGTAGAATTAAATTGAGATACTTGTGTTGCTAAATTAGAAAAGAATTGATCTACTTGGTTTTGTGAAGTTGCATTAAATTGTTTAGCCGCATTGTCAGCCGATTGATCAGACAATAATGCCTGCATATTATTTTGAGTATCTAACATTATAGCTTGCTGATCGTTAGATAAATTAGCCATGTCCATCTGCAAGAAAGACTGAGCATTTTGCACAGAGGACTGCTGACGATTGTTAAGGTTAGACATTTCTAACTGAGCAATCTGAGCGATATTAGCCATTTGTGTAGCTTGTCTATTTGTTAAATTATTAAGATCTACAGTTTGAGCCATCTGAGAATTTTCTAATGCAATCTGTTGCTCAGCATTAAAATTAAGATTTGCTATATCTGATATACGAGCCGCATTTTGAACACGCGCTTGAAAGGACTGATCAAACTCTTGCCCAATAAACTGAGCACGTTGTTGTGCTCCTAACATAGCACGAGCCTGTCTATTAGACAGATTCTGTAATTCAAACTGAGACATTACCTGCGCGTCTTGCACAGCAATTGGCAGGGCAGACTCCATTGTCGCTTGAATAATAGCTTGACCAGCCATAGAAGAAGCCGCAAGACCACGCTGAGCCATTATTGCCGTTGCTTGACGCATAGCACCTGATGCCCACGTTGGGGTTGCCCCTCCATCAAAGTCAGACATTAACTTAGCTAACTGACCTTGTACAGTGGCTTGCGATGTTGGCTGTGCCTGTGCCGCTTCTACTTGTTCAGCAAACTGTGCCGCTACTGTTGCATTTGCTGGTGCGGATACTAATTCTTCAGCAGAAACCATACGCGCATCGGGGGCAGTTACTCTAACAGCAGTATCAATCTGCGCCGCCTGCTGTGTTGCTACATCAGTTGATGTTGGAACTTGTGTTTGTGCTATCGCAGGTGCCGATACAGATCCAATAGCAGGTGCTGTAGAAGGCATTTGACCAGACGCAAGCATTGCCTGATACTGTTGTGCGTTAGGTGTAAATGGTGTTGTTGCCTGAGATGTTGGTGCGGTAGTTGGCATCTGAGCCTGTGGAACAACCCCTCCTAGCTGTCCTGCGGTGCTTGATACGCCTTGATCTCCAGTAAAGGCAATACCTTGTGATAATTGTTGCCCTCCTGTTGGTAGTCCGGGCATAAACATGCGTTGAGCCGAAACATCAGAAATTGTAGGCATAACATTTTGATATGTTAAATTACCACTGGGATCTAATACAGGGTTGCCTTCTGTATCTAATACTTGCTCTTGTAAAGGTTGCCCTTGCGTATCGAGTTGTGGGCCGAAGGGAATTTGTTGCGGTACTGACTGTCCTATAGTAGGGGCACCTACACCTTCTGATGTTTGAGTAACTGCGCCACCTTCTTGTAGCATTTTAACCATACCGCCAGTATTCATATTAAGCATTTTAGCTCGTTCTTCTAAACCAGCAAATGCACTTTGCGCACCGGGGTTACTAGCCAAGAACACATTAAAGTCTTCCATTGGGCCGCTATAACCCAGCTTGTCTGCTATGCGTTTTATTTGGCCTTGATTAAACATTTTAAATTAACTCCAGTGCCTTTTGTTCTGTCTCATTTATTCTACGCTCCCATCCCTTACCGAATGTTTCATAGATAGATAATGCGCGAACAAAATCTTGTCTTTTTTTAGTGACTTCTTTAACTAATCTTTCAATTTGTGATTCTAATACTTCATTGTTATCGTTTTTTACAGTAGCCCATACAATATGGAGAGTGTGTGGGCCAATGATGCCATCGGGGTCTGCAAGTCCACATGCGGATTGGAGAGCTTTTGATGCACGGCTGATTCCTGAATTGACACCATAATCCATGACAACACAGGCAATAGCGAGAGGAAGATCATTACCTTTAATCTTAGACCAGTAATCTTCGTAGTAGATTTCCGCCGCTTCATCTTTAGTCAACTCAGCAATATTTACATTTGGATATGCTCGTTTGCTAATACCGTACTTAGTTTCTCCACCGGGATCATTCGGGTGATTTACGTAACCACCCTCATGTTCCAGCACCATGTCAATTATAGGTAAGGCATTTGCAAAACTCACTCTTGTTCCTCTGCGTCTTTTTCTTCTGTATGATCGTGACAACATTCACCATTTTCGTGCTGATGGTCTTCCCCATCTGCGTGATCGTGGCAACATGCGTGTTTCTTTTCTTCTTGAGTCATTACTTCTTCCTCATGTTCATTAGTTTATCTGCGGATTTTATGCCAAAACTTGCACTAACTACTAAAAATAGAAGATATTGATACCAATCGGGGAGGTTATTAAGTGCGGCGAATCCTTCATTGACTCGCTGTATAACTGAGGGATCGTTGATTATAACACTATATGCTACGCCTAGCAAAGGTAAAGATATTAAAATAGCAAACCATTCGTCTTTCCATGACTTGCCTGTAGCGTCAGCCATTTTGTTTTCCCAATCAGCGTCATTCTGAATGGCATTAATCTTACGTTGTTGGATTGCTTTCTTTTCGTCTGCTTTACCTTTGATAAACTCTTTACCTAACTCAATGGCAGGTCCAAGTAACATTTGCAACATTACTTTTTACTCCCCATATTACTAAAGCCAAAGTATGCTCCCACAATAGCGGCTACAGAAACATAATAAATATTAGCCATCTGAGCTAAGTGGGTAGCGGCTGTATTTAAACCCACAAGCTCACATATCATCACTGAAGAGGGATATACAAGAAGTCCTACCAATGCGAACCATGACATAGCTCTTTGAGTGTCTCGCTTAGCATCTTCGTCTGCCATCTTTCTACGTAAGTCTTCTAGCATAATCTCACGCTCTTCGGGGTCTATTTTGCCGTTACCGTTAGTGTCATACTTTTCTAACTCTGTCACGTAATAGTACCTTTTATCTTTATTTTTTCTTTCTTTGTAGAAGGAGCATCTGGTATAGAGGGTCTAAATTGAGGAACACACGCCATGTGATCGGGGGAAATATTGTCTTCCATTATTACTTTTGCTTCATTCCAACACTGTTGTTGAGTATCATAGTTTTTGATTGCGTGTAATTGCATAACACCCGGTTGTATAAACGTATACATTATTCCTACTACTACCCACATAATTTATTCCGGTGCCTTATCCGTCTGAACACAGACTGCTTCATAGTTAATTTTAGGTTGAGGGGCAGTAAGCATAAAGTACTGCCTAGCCTCAAAACACTTAGTCATAGTTGGATATATACCACTGGGTATCATTTGCATACCTTCATCTAACGCTATCAAAGCTACCAACACCCAAGATGTCATAGCCTACCTTTCACATTCATAATCCAATACAGTATGTAAAATACCAAGCCAACAGCAGAAAGAATGGCAATGGTAAGAGCAATACCAGAAGTCCATTCCTTAACGAGTTTTTTCCGCCTAGCTTTGGTCTGTGCAATTCTCTTACGCTCATTTGCTCTTCTTTCTTTCTGTACACGAACATGACGGTCCCAATCTTGGATTAAACCGGGGCGACCCGCCCAAATCATTAACTCCCGCACCTGTTTAGTTTGATTACGAATTTCTTCTAGTTTAAAGAAGGACTCCATATCGCCATTGTCAGCTTTCTCTTGTAGTTCTTCTTGGACATCTGTTAACTTACTTAGGTGCGGCCCAATCTCTGTTATAGATTGCACATTACCAGACATTTCACGAATTGCAGAAATTGCATCGTTGGCTACTTTAATTGCCGCAATCGTTTCAAATATCATTACGCCGCCTGTGAGATAAGGGCGACAACTGCTCCTAATACTGCAACTACATTAAGCATAACCATTGCCTCCAATCGCCATAACCTTTTATCTAAGCCCTCTAGCTTATCTTGTACATACGTATATCGTATTGCACACTCAGCTTCATGTTTTTCTAACTGTGCATGTGTTTCTAAATCAGTCACAGGCTGTAATCCTAGTTTCATTATGCAACTTTATGTGCATTGGATTGTGTGGGGTTAACTGGAGATCTATCTAACCACTTACCCCATTCAGCATAGTAATGACGCATTCCTACTTCATCATGTATAGTTTGATTTTCGTGCCTAGCGTGGAGGATATTTCTTCTTTCAGTACCCTCACGCATAGTTGTACCTTGTCCAGAGACTCCAATTAAGTCTTCATGTAGGTTACGTCCAAATGGTCCCCATATTGAGTTATGGTGTTTTACACGAGTGCGTCTTTCTTTTGCGGTATCTTTTTTAAGTCCATACCCACGGAACTCAATTAATACTTTGTTTGGCCCCAGAGGTGTTACGCTGTCTGAACGGTATGCGCTACCCCGTAGGTTAAAGTTAAAACCGGGAAACAGATCTACCATATACCACTGATTAGGCGGCAAGTTAGGAAAGCTAAGTTCTCCCCTGTCTTCAAACCCATCGTACTCTTCGTAGTTCACAGTAAATGAACTTACGTTGACATGCCCGTTATCAAACGGAATATTCTTACGTGCAAAATACTCTTCATTAAATCCACTAACCCTATTGAAGTAGTGCATAAAGTCATGGTAGAACTCGCTGTTGGTGTCGTGCCACAGCT